AATAAACAGCAGCTATGCCGTGTTGGGTAGAAGTGCCAGGTATCCTTTGGAAAGGAAAAGGCACAGCGCCCACATCAATCCAAACCTCTGAAGATGCCTCACCTAACAAAAATACTTCACGGTGGTCAACAATGATTGACACCAAGTTATCGGGCGAGCCGTCTTTAGACGCAAATGAGGTAGATTGTGAAATCGGGCTTAATGGGTCTGACGCGCCAAATTGCTGAGTGCCTGGCCGGTTATAGACAAAGTAATTGTCCACAGTGTCCACAGTATTTCCACCGCTAAACGCACCATCGGATGATGGAATTTGCGTGAAATTAAGGGCGTACAGCGTTTCAGAGGCAATAGTCTGTGAAGTGCTAACGGTGTAAGTTCCAGCGCCTCCTGTGCCTGTCCCAAGGGCTGTAATCATGGTGTTTGCGGTAACGCCTGCACCTTGGATTGTTTGGCCAAGGTAAAGCGTTCCCGATGTAACCGCTGAAACAGTTAACGTAGTACCAGCAATAGCGCCGGTCACCACAGCACCTACCGCCGCCGACGATAAACTTTCTGACGCAACAGTTTGGGAAACGTTTACTGTGTATGTACCCACACCGCCTGTGCCTGTACCTAGCGCGGTAATCACGGTTTCAGTGGCCACGCCAACACCAAACAATCTTTGGCCAGCAGCAATAGCACCGCTAGACATAGCCGTTACAGTTAATGTTGTCCCTGAGACTGAACCAGTAAACACCGCGTTAGCAGGCGTGGAAATTCTCCATGTATACCGATAAGCACCGTCCACAATATAGACGTTAATCCCGTTATCAGTAATACCCACCCGACCTGTTGTAGTGTTTAAAAAGCCAACAATGGTAGGCGTAAGATTTGAGGTAAGAACGTAAACATAAGGACCGCAGACGGCGACCATTTGCTGACCGCCTGAAACAGTTCTTAAACCGCGCACTTCGCCTGAGTTGAGAACGGCTACGGTGGTAAGACCTGGCGTTGGATAAAGCGCGACTACTCCACGTTGCCCAGGCTCTTTAAGCGGATCAATTTCAGGAAAGAAATTAATACACTCTTGAGCATCAACGTAGATACTTGGCGCTTCGTAACTGGGTCCAACAAAACCAAAGTCCATTTTTAGCCTTTATCTAGCAAAACCACCTGATAAGATCCAGCCAGCATCTTTAGCACGTCCAACCAACAAAGAATCAGGATAACGTGAGGTCTGTATTGGCCTCATGTTAGTTCGTTTAATTGTTGCTTTGGCTTGAGCTGCATAGCTTTGAATCATCGCTATTTGCACTTGCGAGTTCTTGCCATACATAGGCATCAAACGTTCTGCAAGACACCATCTAAGCGCCATTGAGTAGGCTTGTGGCAGGACAATGGTGTCGTTGATAGATGTATATCTGCGAAAGATCGTATCCGCAAATAGGTGCATCTCACCCTGACTAGGGTTTGGCCATACAAAGATGTTTCCTAACAACTCGGTGGGTTGGTAATACAACGCTTTTGGCCAAGGACCTGAGAGGGTTTTTAAGCCAATCATTTCGTAATCTTCTAACGCAAGAATAGCAACTGGATAGTCAAGCCCACCATTTACAATTGGCACACCATTTGAATTAGTGTTAATCCGCACGAAAGCAGAATTAATAACCAAAGGACGCTCGTAGTAAGCGCTGATTGTTGTCGACGCAACGGTTTGGGATATGCTGACTGTATATGTGCCGATTTCATTGACATTACCGCCAGCCCCTGTTCCAAACCCTGTGATTGTGGTTCCCGCTGTGATACCTGTGCCGCTTATGAATTGACCCAAAGCAATAGCGCCTGAGTTAATTGCAGTCACAGTCAGGATATTGCCTGCAATGCTGCCGACAAAGTTAGCGCCGACCTGACCAGTTGGACCGATGGTGTACTGCGATTGGCCTGGCGTAATGGGAAACACAATCTCAGTCTTATAAAAGACCATCATGTCCTCGTTTGACCATTGGTCAAGCAAGTCATTCAGCATATCAAATGCGTCTTGCGCCGCTTCGGGCGTGGGTGTCTCGCCAGCCTCTAAAGCCCCAATGTCTTTTAATGCTCTAGAAATCACATCAATCGGCTGTGTCATGCTGTTCCCTTAAATATTGGGCGTGAATGTCTGTGGCAACCAAGGAGCCACCACAGGCATTTGAGTTTGTAATTGCTCATCCAATCGAGCTTTGATGGTTGCGCCAATCTCAGCGTCCACCCAAGCAATGACCATTTCCTCAGTTACGTCAGCAAATGGCGTGTTTAACTTAGGGTCTAGGAATGTCCAGTACCCTTCGGTTTCTACTGTTTGCTCAACACAATGGTATTTAGCCTTTGTGATTAAGCCATCAGTTGCGTAGACTTCTGTTATTGACCAGTTCATGAAGATGCGGCCTGTAATGGAGTTAAATCTTCTGTTGTCCAAAAGTCTTTAGCAAGCATGATTTTCAAATGCTCTTTGTTGCGGGACACTGTGTCTGCCCAATCAGCATCAGTCATCAACTCAGGCTTTCCTGCATTAATCAGGTGTACCGAATCAAGTGCGGCTGAGTAATGCTGTGCAATTTGTTCTGCGGTGATTTCGTTCATGCTGATGCTCCTTTGAGTAAATCAATTTCTGCTTTAAGTTCTTTGATTGCTGAAATAAGGTAAGGCACTAATTCCTGATAACGAACGCCTAAATTTCCATTTGGGTCTGTATCAACAAGGCTTGGAATAACTAATTTAACTTCTTGTGCAATTAAGCCAGCATAAGGCGTGTTTGTTGCGTCAGCTTTCCAAGAATATTTTGTTGGTTTTAATTGAAGAACAAGTTGTAATCCACCTGTGATTTGCTCAATAACATTTTTTAGTTTTCCGTCAGAAGTAGAAGTCCATGAAGTGGCTCCACTACCATTTAAGTAAACTCCATTAGTCCCTTGATTTCCTGCAAAACAGTAAAGAACTTGTTTTGATTTAACTTGCGATGAGCCACCGCCAGCAGAGTCCATGAAAAATATTGAACTATATGCACCTGAAGAACTTGTTAGTGTAAAAGTGTTGTTTGCTGCTGTTGCCGTTGTCCAATTTCCACTACCATCTGAATAAGCCCGTGGATTACCATCCCCATCAGACAGCACGATGTAGTTGCTTGATGTGCGAATGTCTAAGCCGCCTTGGTTGCCTGAGTAGCCACCAAGGATGGTGTTTTTGGAGCCAGTAGTGACGTAATAACCAGCACCTGTTGATGCGCTTGCACCAACAAAAGTATTGCTAGAACCAGTAGTTAAAGAATAACCAGAGGCATTGCCTAAAGTTACATTTCCAGCCCCGCTTGAATTTGAATACCCAGCTTGATAGCCAATAAAATTATTATCGCTTCCAGTGGAAGTGTAACCAGCTTGAAGGCCAAAGAAGTTATTGCGTGTGCCAGTAGTATTGCTATACCCCGCCTGATACCCTACAGCAGTGTTGTTAGATGCTGTGGTGTTGGATTTCAATGCTCCGACACCCATAGCCACGTTATAGCTACCAGTAGTGTTATTACGCATTGCGGCATCTACTGCTCCATATGCTTCTCCACCAAAAGCACAGTTTTGTGCGCCTGTGCTGTTTGCATATAAAGTGAAATAACCAAATGCGTTGTTACCAATAGCTGAAGTATTAGAGTAAAGCGCAGAGTGACCAACAGCAGTATTGGCAACTGCTGTGTTTGTATAAAGAGCCGTATATCCTAAAGCTGTGTTGTTTGCACCTGTGTTGGTATATAGAGCTTGATACCCTACAGCAGTACTGTTAGATGCTGTGGTGTTGGCTTGAAGAGCGTTGTCTCCAATTGCAGTATTTGAAGCACCTGTTGTATTGTTATACATCGCAGTAAAACCAATAGCCGTGTTACTGCTAGATGTAGTAGTTGAAAATAATGCAGACTGTCCAATACCAGTATTTTGAGTTCCTGATGTATTTGCCTTTAATGAAGAAAAACCATAAGCCGTATTGTTATTTGCTGTATTGTTCAATAAAGACTGATACCCTACGGCTGTATTGTTTGCACCTGTTGAATTTCCATTTAACGCACTAGCACCTACCGCAGTATTTGATGCAACAGCACCAGCACCTTTGCCTACTGTGAGTCCAGATATGGTCAAATCATTAGTAATTGTGGAACTAGAAGCACCTAACGCAATAGCTGTACCGCCGATTGTTACGCTTGAATTAACTAAACCAGCATTGGGCAAGCCTGTGCAGTTTGTCAACGTTCCACTTGATGGCGTACCCAAAACAGGCGTAGTCAACGTTGGACTAGTCAAAGTCTTGTTGGTCAAGGTATCGGTGGTAGCCCTGCCCACCAAAGTATCAGTGGCCGCTGGCACGTTTAGGTTAAATGTAGACGCGGTGTTAGGGCCAACCAAGTTGACTTGACCGCCTAAAGCTGCTTGAAAGACTAGTTGACCCATGATGTTTCCTTAAGGTGCGATGATTAACTGGCTGGCAGTTAAAGCGCCAGTTGATGGATTAAATTTTAACTTAGTAGACGATACAGTCTGAGGCAAATTTCCAGTTGTAGTGCTTACAAAAGTTGGGTAAAAAACAGCGTTTGTTGTTGTATCGTCTGTTATTGCTGTGTTTGTTGCGTTTGTAGCCGTTGTCGCTGTGGTAGCCGACCCAGCAGAGCCATCAATGCTTGTGCCGGTCAAGCTGATAGACCCTGTTCCCCGATTTAGCAATACCGCCGTTGTACCAATGTAAATAGTGGAATTACCTAATACAGCGCTTGGGATAGTTCCCAACAAATTACCCGCGGTCAAACTAGTCAGACTAGAACCCGACCCACTGAACCCTGTGGCCGTCAAAACGCCTGTAGAGGGGTTGAATTGATACTTTGTGGAACTGGTGTATTCAGTCGTTAAATTACCGCTTGTAGCGCTTGCAAACAAGGGATAACGGGTTGCGTTAGTAGTTGTATCGTCTGTTACCGTGGCGTAAGCCGTTGGAGTCACCCAAGTCGGAACGCTTGTGCCATTGCTTTGCAAAACCTGACCAGTTGTGCCTGCTGCAGTAAACCCTGTTGCCCCTGCGCCTGATTGCCAAGGCACTGCGCCAGCAACGCCGCCAGCCAAGTTAGTTGCTGTAGTTGAAGTGGTTGCCGATCCAACCGATAAAGTAGATTGCGCCACATATTGAGGGGCAGATGCGCCAGCAGTCAGAACATAGTTTGTTGTCCCCAATGCAAGCATGGCAGTAGTTGCCGCAGCAGATTGGTAAACCAACGACCCTGACGCACCGCCTGCAACGTTTGTTGCCGTGGTAGCTGTAGCCACCGCACCTGACACGATTGACCCTGAAATTGAAGTCAACCATGTGGGATTTGAATAAGAACCCGTGGAATACAGCCCATTTGTAACCGTGGCTGAATTTCCCGTAATGCTGATGCCCCATGTACCAGAGGCATTTGTGCCTGTGATAGATGGTGCGCCAACCGTGTTGTAACTTACAGTGACCGCAGCACCGCCATTAAAAGTTTGGGGTGAAGTACCGCCAGCACCGCCAGAATTGATCGTAAGGCTGTTTGTGACGCTTCCTGCGGTAGTTGCAGTAGCTGCATTGCCGCCAATAGATAAACCGCTTGCAGTGCCTGTTAAATTTGTTCCTGCGCCGCTGAAATATGTGTTGGCAGTAACGACAGTGCCAGTAATAGCTGCCGCCGTTGTGCCGCCAATGACCGCGCCATTGATCGTGCCGCCAGTAATTGCCACCGCATTGGCGTTTTGGGTTGACATTGTGCCAAGCCCAGACACTTGCGTGTTTGCAATCGCAATGTTGGTATCAGCTAACGCGGTCAATTGACCCTGCGCGTTCACAGTGGCGGTTAAAGTTTTAGATGCAGAACCTACCGATGCCGCAGTAACGCCAGTGTTTGTGATGCTGAAAGTGTTAGACGCAAGCGTTAAGCCTGTGCCTGCAAAATAGGTGCTGGCCGCAGAGAATTGCACCCAGGGCATCGCTGTTACGCCAATTGTGCCGCTAGTAGTCGCAGTACATACCCAGCCAGTGTTAGCTTGACCGCCATTTAAAATGACTGTGTACGCCCCTGGCACTTCCGACCACACATCCATATCTGTGGATCGTGTCCACGCGGTTGTTGATACGATGTAGATACCATTTTGGGAACTTGTAGATTGATTCTTCACAAGCACTCGGTCACCAGCCACAGTCGTGTAGGTGTCAATTGTCTGCAAACCCGACAAAGTGATGTTTACCGTGGTAGCTACTGCACACGCGGCTTTAGGCCCTAAACCCTGTGCAACCGTGTCAACATAAAACTTATTGGCAATATCAGTGTTTGCCGATGGCGTTGTGGATATTGAGCCAATGGTAGTCGATATATTAGTAAAAACCCCAGTAGACGGTGTAATTGACCCGATTGGGCTTGAATCTAGCGTACTAAGGGTAATTGCCAACCCTGACTGACTAGGGTTCAAAGAGGCGTAAAAAGGCTGACCCTGACCGATAAAGGTTTGGAATGTACCGTCAACCGCAAAATATGCCTGAACAGGCAATAAGTTTTGGTCTAGGACTTTGGCCGGATCAGCCATGCCTACTCCTTAAGATTGGTCAGCAGCAGGGGTAACGTACAAAGTGCCAGTAGCAGACGCGCTGATAGCTGTTACATAGTACGGTGTGGTTGAGGTAGCCAAAATGATGGGAAACGTCATGCCGGCAGGCAAAACGTAATCCGCTGGCGTACCATCAGTTGGCAACACGGCAGCGCCAGGATCAGTCGGACCCCACTTAATAGCAATCGGCGATGTGCCGGTGTTAAGAAATGAGGTGTAATTGATTTGGTCGTTGGTGTTGTCGTCAATCAAAACAGCAGCATGGGATGAGCTTGTTACCGACAAAGCATAAGTCTTGCCGGCGTTGCGTTGGACTGATGAGCTAGCCATTACAGTTGAGCCACATGAATAATGCCAAAGTTCAAAGTCAAAGCCTCAGACAATGAGCCTGCACTTGCATTTGAAATGACAACTGTGAATGAACCGCTTGCAACAGTTGCAATGCTCAACAGATATGTGCCAGCCGTTGTTGCGCCAGACGCCAAGGCAATAACTGGAATATCGTAAGCACTGACAGCACTGTTTGTAACCACAAAAGCAACTTCAGCGCCAGCCGCCAAAGCTGCGTTATGGGTCACAATTTGACCCGCCGCCGCATTGATGGTAACGCCTGTTGATTTGCTAGTGATTTGGGTAACAGATGTAATCGCTGTTGATGGTGAGCCAGTTGTGTAGCCCATTTGACCAGTAACTGCATTAACCAAAGAATAAGAAGCGTCAATGATATCTTGATCAAGATATGCAACGCCAATTGCTTGAGTATTAGCCATGATGAATCCTCAAAAAAGTGATTGAATTGTACTTTGAAAAAAAGAAAAAACCACCCCTTTTGAGAGTGGCTTTCTTTCAGGTCACATTAAATCAGCTATATGTGCTGAAGTCGTAACCGTAGACATAAATGTCCACAGTTCCACCAGTTACAGCAGTACCGACCTTAACGTACAAAGTCTGTGCGGTCAGGGCAGTAGTTTTTGTTCCAGCAACAACAGTTGCGTTAGTAACGTAAGTTGAGCCAGTGTTGCTGGTCAAGCTTGCGTTAGTAACGATTTCTGTGCCGCCGCCTGCTGGTGCTGTCCAGATAGCCAATGCACCAGAGCTAACATCTTTGTTAGCATTGGTGATGGCTACGTTTTGCACGCAGTAAGTAGTGACGTTCTGAGCAGGCAAAGTGACAGTCGAATCGCCGGTAGCGGAGATGGGAATGCCAGTTGCCACAAACAACAAGCGGATAGCTTGGTTTGTCGCCAGATTGCTAGGGTGGATTGTGGTGACGGTATTAGGTGCAGCCATGATTTTTTCCTTTAAAAAGTTAATATTAAGCGGCTACACGGCAAGCAAGTTCGGGGTACAAAGGAGCCCATCCGTATAACACATCCAAGCGAGTAGGAATACTATCGTTATTGATTGTGTATTGCCTAACGACACGGAGAGACAAACCGATTTCCTTGTCGGAAGCACGTCCAGCAAAATGGACACCTTCTGGCAATTCCAAGTCGGCCACAGCCAAGCAAAATGCATTGCGGTGCATGATGATGTTTTGTGGTGACACAGTGCCGGTGTTGTTAAAAGGTGTAACAGCAGACGCACCAGGTGAAGTGACAGACACGTTTTGGAACTGGCCAGCAGTGATGACAGCGGGGCTGACGGTCACAGAGGTAGTACCAGAAGTTGACACGGTCACAGCAGAGGTAACGACAAAGTTACGCAGCTTGTTAGAGCCATAAGCCTGACGGTTTTGGGGGTTAACCGCATAAACGTTGGCGATGGTAATAACGTCACCTTGTTGCAACGATGCAGTGGCGGTTGTAGCCGACAAAGCAATAGTTGAAGTAGATGCCCAGCCGCTGGTCAGGAAACCAGTTGCGGTAGAGGTGTTGCAAGACAACACAGAAGTGGAATAAGAGCCAAAGGTTTGGCTAACCACGTTTTGATCCATCTTCCAGTTCATACCGGCAGAGTCGCGACCCATCAAGCCCTTGCGATATTGTTCGCCGATGGCTTCTTGAGGAACGAACAAGCCTTTCAAGCTATCCACAATAGTGGCAGATGTAAAGGGTTCAACGATACATGAACGGCGGCCATCACGGGGAGCGCCTTCAGCGTCCAAGTAAGCAGCAGCGGTCAAATATGTAATCAAGCCGGTGGGAGGTGTGCCAGCAGTACCGACGATATTGGCGGTATTGTTCTTGGCCATAACCAAACCATCACGGTCGATCTTGTTGGCGATTGCAGCTACAGCAGGCTTCAGTACACGGTCAGAGAACATATCCAAAGACAAAGCCAAATCTTGGCTAGTAAATTGTGTGTCGACATGAAACTGAGTACTTAAGGTTACAGGTACGCTTGTCTCGTTGAAATCTTCAACGTTCAAAGCAGGGCCGGTTGTACCGATAAAACGACCAGGACGACGGACGTTTACAGTGTTACCGATTTTTGCGCCTACGACAGCGAATTGGTCGTCATAGTTGCGGTCGACTTCCGATGTGAAAGTCAATTCGTTTTCCAAAACCATCAATGCTTCATTGGTGATCTTGGAGATGGTTAGCAGTTGATTTGCCATTTAATTTCTCCAAAAAAGATTAGGTTTACTTGATCTTGCCGTTTTTGCGCTGGTTCTTCCATTGTGCATAAGTACCGTGAAAT